GTCCAGATAGAAGTACCAGATACAAATGACTTTGCTGTGCGCTTTGTCGCTGTGTATGCAGCTGGTGCTTCTGTTGATACGAATGAAATCAAGCCAGCTGAGTCAGCTGCGGTTGCTGTTGCCTGTGTACCGCCAGCTGTAATTTGTGCAATTACATACTGATCAGTTGCTTGAGCATAAGCGTCGCGGAGATTTGAAAGCATAATTTCATAAAAGCTCGGATCTGACCGGTCGAGGAGCTCAACTGAATAGCGTTGGAAGCCCATTTTTTTGATTACAGTTGCATTCACATAAGATGAGGTAATCGCGGTTGTACCTGTTGGATCTCCACCTTCTGCAACTGTTGCAGCTGTTGAGTTAGCAGTGATTTTTGGAATTGAGACTGTCATTCCGTAAGTGCTTAGTGGACGTGTGCCGCCACATGCTTCAATTACTGGACGATCAGCATTCGTGTTTTGTGCAACGTCGCGAACATAAGATACCGGCGAAAACGCTGGATTTGTTGTGAATGAATCGTCAGCTGCCTTGATGTACTGGCGTGAATCTTCATTGCCTAGTGTTGCCTTGATCGAATGCTCAAGGTATGACCCACCTGTTGTGATTGGTGAGCGTGGTGTTGCAAAGTAAAGCGGACGTGACGCTTCGACTTTTTCGACTTTGGAAGCCTCAACCGTTTCGGCTGCGACTTCTGGAACGGCTGTAGGTGTTTCCACTTGCGTTTCTCCTTCGGTTGATTGTTCCTCTGTCTCCGGTTCGGATTCAGAATTGTTGTTCTCACTAGCTGCAATTTCAACCTTCGCGCTTGCTATGGCTGGATCTGTAACCAATGAAACTTCCTTGAGCGCACTTGCGCTTACTACTAAAACGCCGTCAACGTTTTTGTATTTCTGTGCAATAACTCCGACGCTAAAGCCGTCGCGTAATCCAGTTGAAGCTTCAACTAGCGCGTCAGACCCGGCAGTTGTGTTGCCAATAGTAAACGTCGCGTAAATACCTTTGTCGTCCTCTTCGTAGCTTTTGAGGAATCCGATTGGAGATTCCCGGCGGTGTTCAAGTAATAATTTTGTGCTGTCGCCCAAAGTAATTGAGTTTTTCTGAAACATAGTTGATCCAGAGCTTGTGACGCCCTCTTCATTCCATGTGACAATGCGGCCAGACAATTCACGCTTTGGAAAGTCTGTCGCCTCGACTTTGATTGAAAAGTCAACTTTGATTGGTTTTTGTATGCTGTATGTCATCTGATCATCTCTTCTTCTAGTCGGATTTCATCTGAAGTTAAAGCGCCAATATCGTAAAGAATCTTGTACACGTCTGCGCGCTCTTTTGCTGATCCACGCAAATAATCATCTAAATCAAATTTTACTTCTTGACTTGCTGGCACGAAATCATTTGGCATGCCTGTCATTGATAAACGCTCTTCAATTGCCGTCATAATTGGGCGAAGAGAGAAGTCCAGCAAAGATTGTCTAGCCAAAGTTGCGTTGCTGTAGGTCATGCTTGATCCTGATTCAGCGTCCACGTAATAAGCCGGAATGCCAGTGACTCTGGCTAATTCCGTCGAAACGTACGATCTGGCTTGATTGAGCTGTAACTTCTCAGGGTCGAAACCTAGTGTCTGCAATTCAACGTCTGCATTAAGAAAAGCCGTTGAACGATTGCGACGAGCTTGACCCCAAGACTCAAGCAACTTTGCAATGCGGTCGGCAGGCAATGCTGTGCCGTTAGATTTCAAAACCATTGTTGGCACTGGTTCGCGCGCGTACATTGTCGCTGCGCGTTCTAATTCTGCACCAGCTTTAATTGTGCGACCTGCACGATTCAAAATTCCTTCGTCAACGCCATAGAAAACTGCAAGACTTCCAACGCCTTCATACGGTGCAGGAATTGAATCAACGCAATAATATTCAATCTCTGTTCCGTTGGCATTTGTTTTTATTGTGATGCGTGTTGGATCAATTCTTTCCGCGCTGCGGATTCGATACGTGTCCGCATAAATTTCTAAAATCCTCATGTAGCCATAACCATATAGAAGCAAGTCCTCAGCCAACCATGCGTAAGTAGCAAAGCCGGGAACGCGTGGATCTGGTTGGTTAATTACTTTTGGCGGTGACTCAACTCGCGCGCCGTCTGCCTTTGTGCGAACTTTAAGCGGAATGCTGGCAACGCTGGACGAAATAATGTTGCGCGCTCTGGCGCATGTTGGCACTGACATAAATTCAACGCGTGAAGCTGTAATGCCTGCGACGCCGTAAATATTGTAAAGAGAACTAGTGACATTTACTGGCGCAAGTGAAGCTTCAATATCAGAAGTCGCCTCTGGTGCTTGCGTTGTAATTGTGCGTGAAAATAGACCCATGGCCGCAAGTGTAAAGGTCGCCTATACACTTAGGCTGAGAAAATGTCTATCTCCATTTCAGGGCGTGTCGCAAAGTGTGTTGCAAGTGCGCTGGCTACAGCTGCACAAACCGCTACGGAAGAGGCGCGCCTTCCGATAATCCAGCCGCCGTCGCCCATTGGTAATCGAACGGCCGATAGTATCTGCTTGGACAATTCTGCCTGTTTTCCGTGAATCAACCTTTTTGACGTAATCGCTCCGAGAAGTTCGTCGCAGCTTTGTCCGTACAACGCCCCGTCAATGTCAATCACAGGAATTCCGGCCGGTGCAAGTCGCCCAGCTACGGCAGAGCTTGTCCTTTTGCTAAACGCCACATATTCAACAGGATATTTGCGAGCATAAGGTGCAATGTCATTGGCCACAGCTTTATCATCTAGCGAAATTGGATTGTGCCATGTGTGCAAAAGTTTAATGACAAAAGTATCGTCAGGATTTTTCTGCGCTGCCACTAAAGCCCCGTCTCGACGATCTGGCGACAAGTCCAGTCCAAACCACGTCACCTTTTCGACGTCTAGTTCGATTTCATCTCCGCCGCACTCATTCCATTCCTTAGCCGGTATCGCGCCGCTGATTGTGTTGACCCAGCGACAAAGCACTTCTGTCTGTACTACGTCGGCAGGATCGTTGAGCACCGCGCGGATATTGTCCTCATGAATTGTGTGGCCAAGTGCAGGATTGCTCGCGACCCAATTTTTTTCGTCGGTAATTTTGTCTGAATATGCCGACCATTCAAAATAAGCAATGTCATCATCTGACCCAGCCGCACTGGCCATGCCCCTATCGCGCAGCTGATTCAAAATTAAACTGTGCTGATCACCGGCGTTGGAAAATGTCCAGAGTTGAGGATTTTTGGCAGCCATCATGGTGTAACGCATAGCCGACCAAGCTTCCGTGTCTTTCAGCTGTCGGGTTTCGTCCATGTACACCGTCTCCGGCTTTGCGAATCCTCGCGCAGCTGCGTTGGCTGCCTTGACCACGTAGCGAGCGCCGGATTTCAATTCAATCTCTTCTGATCCATGCGCCCACCGGATTTTCTTGACATGCTTTGAGAGCTGTTCATTGCTTTCAATGATGTTGACAATGTGCCGGAATGTTTCAAGTGACGTGGTCAGCACGTGAGCACTGCCGAGTTGTAGCGGCTCATTCCATAAAAACATGCGCGCGAGAATGCTCATCTCCATGATCGTACTTTTGCCATTCTGTCTGGCAGCCACGCACACGACCACTGGAGATTTCCACCGGCCGTCTGGCTTTACTTTCATGGCATGTTCAAAGACAAACTTTTGCCAAGGCATAAGCTGAACGCCAATAGATTCGGCAAATGCCACGACTTCCAAGCCCCTAGACGGCAAATCATTCAAGGCGCTGTGGATTCTAGGCGTTCCAGAGCCAATTAGACGCTCAAATTGCGGACTCATTCCCTGTTCATCTATGGCTGCCTCTGGTACGGCCTTGAGCGCCCTTGTGCGCCCCGTAGCGCCCTTAGTCATGGCTTGTGCTCTCTTGTTGCGGTGAAAATAAGAAAGGAAGAGTCAGAGGTGTCCGAGGCTGTCCAAAAAACTGGCCTACTTTGTCTTTCTTCTGGTAATTGCACCTAGTACACGCAGCGACAAGGTTGTCTGGTTCGTCTGTGCCGCCTTTGGAAATCGGACGCACGTGATCCACTGTGGTTGCGTTTTCTTCTCCGCAATATTGGCAGCAATAGCCGTCACGTATCAAAATCCGTTCACGTATCTTGCGCCAAGCTCTGGTGTTGCCACCTGTTGCCCTTGCACTCATGCTTGCCATTTAGTGATAGCCCTTCGCTTTAAAGAATGCCCACGCTTTGCACATGCTGCCATAGCGGTGCTTCTGATAACGGATAGACCAATCCACTTGGCTAAAGCCGTCAAGGTTCTTGTACTTAATGTTACGCATTTGGCCTATACCGTAATGTGATCCGTTCTTTGCATGTACACGCCAATTGCTTTCCTTAGTGATTAGCTTGTAAAAGCATTGATATTGCTTGTCATTAACGATTCTTGAATGTGCATAAAGCTTTAATGCGTCACGATAGTCCACGCCGTAGGCATAGCTGTGGCCTGTTATTGCGCTGAGGATTACTGATAACAGCACCGTTTTTTTTATTTTTCTTTTGATTCTAATATTGAAAGAGTAAGAATCATTCTGTTTCGAAGTCATAAAATCTCCTTCGACTTGTATGCTCCAGCGTACAGGGTCGAGTCAAGAGTCAACACATAAGTGCTGGTCAGACCGGCGTTGCGATTCTTTGCACACACCTGTGGACAACTTTTGTGCATAACTATTCGTCCAAGACTAAGGATTTGTCCACGACTTTAACGCCAAATGTGCCACAGCCTGAACATTGGCTAAACCACTCATGAAGCGTTAATTCAGGCGACTTTGTCAATAAGTGAAGCTTTCGCCCGTCTCCGTAGATTTTGGCACATATAGAACAATCAAATATGAGTTGCCGCATAACTGCTCCTAACTAAATCCTCAATCGGATTTAAATTGTCTTGGCCTATCCACCAACTTTCTTGTTGGCTATTTTTAAAATGCTTTTGCATAGCCATTTTTACAGGTAGCCAACCGGCAATAAAATACTCTGGTGATCTGCCTACAACTAATACTGCAACGTCATCTACACGATCATTTGGATAGATGATAAGAGAGCCGTTGATGTAGCTTGTCCATTTGACTTCAATGCCTTTGCCAACGTCGGCATTGCGCTTGCCATTTGACACGTTTATGTCAAAGTCAAGGCCAAAGTACCTAGCGACCACCATTTCAGCGCCCAGAGACTCTGCGTACTCTGTGACGCGTTCATGGTTGTTAAGTTTGTTGTTGTATCGCTGGACTGTGCCTAATTCGTCAAGCGAGAAAACAACTTGCGCGGCTCTGTTATGGATAGCCCATTCGTCAGCTGCCGTTATCTTCATTTTTATCATTTCTTTTGGCACATGAGGCAGATCCACAAAATGCCACCTTGTTCACGTCCGCCCAATTTGGACGCATAGTGTTGGCCTGTATCGCACCATTCAATCGACGGTGGATCTATTTCGTCGCGTAGCTCTGTGCCGTCTTTATCAATGCGCAATCGGTCGCCAGTGCGTAAATCAATCATTTCAAAATCGCCCATGGTTACACCTGTGGCTTCCACTGGCCGTCAGAGGCCAGAACAAACCACCTCGGCTTGCATTGATTTGCCTTGATTTTCTCGACGCACATGTATCCGCCCCAAGCTTTGCCGCCTTTATCGCCCGTACGCCAGACCATGTGACCATGTCCGCATATTGGTGCAGCTGCAATTTGCTCACCGCCAAGTGAGGATTGGATTTCCTCAACAGCTGTTTTGGCTGTTGTAAAGCCCTCTTCCCAGATTGGCTTAGACCATGGATCCTCTTCGACAAATGCTTTTGGCATGTGTTCGACCTGCTCCATTGATTCAAGGCTAGGTTTTGTCTCTGTGCCTAAAACCACGCTGGCACAACGCCCAATCGCGCTGCTGACTGTGTCTTCCACGTACCAGCGTTTCATGTGGACGTTGTATGCGCCAACCATGCCATGCGCGTAATCAATTGCCGCTGGCTTCTCATCTTCATAATGACGATAAATCCTGCACTCAATCAAAATGTAACCTTTTTCCGCATTCCAATCAATAATTGAAGTTTCAATGCGATTAGTCGGAAATGTAGAATGCAGCCTTTTGACTTTTTGATTGACCGTCTCATAATTGTCCAGAAAACTCATGATCGGTTCGCCCACTTGCTCGCTGAAATCTTGCCGCGTACAAAGCCGACTCGGTTGCCCTCTTTAAGGCCAATCGTGTAACCGCTTGTAAAGCCGACCAGAATACCAATCATAATCCAGATAAATACTTCGCCCATGCTGTACATATTTGCTCCCGTAGCGACCTTGTCTTTGCCGCTTGGAAAAGCATGACTGCAACAACTGACAAGGTCAAGGATTAGGCGTGATTTTCGGCGTGTCGCTATGCGTTTTATCCTTAAGGCCGTTGGACGCAAGTACGCCGCCCAGTGATCCAGTTAAAAATATGGCGAGCGTTTTAAGTAGATCAATGAAAGCCGCGTCGTTGGGAGCTTGAGCCGCTACCGGCTGAGTCACAAAAATAAGCGCGTAAGTAATGCCCAAAGTGACAATTAAGAAAACGATTGAAAGAGTCATGCCAATAAATAAAATGAGCCTTGCCTTGATTTCCTCTGGAGTAAGCCTTTTTTGAATTCTACGGTTGTTTTGGCTGTGGCTTAACAATGTCTCCAAGTAAGTCCTCTGTGCAGACGCCTTGCGCCTCGCACCTTGGTCGCTGACATTCATCTTTTTTCCAATTTTCAAATTCTTGGCATGGATAGCGCGTGTATCCCTGATAACTGCAAGACGACAAAGCCAGCGACAAGCACACCGCCAGCGTTGCCGCTTGCAGTTTTCGGATCACTTGCGACCATAAACCTTGTCGTTAGGATTTAACCAGCGCATGAGTACCGGCAAGACTGCCGCAAGACCAGCTGACAAAATTGCCTTGGGATCTGTAACACCTGCCATGTAAACGGCAAGACTTGCTGCTATAAATGAACGAGCATAACTGGCCAGCATTGGCTTCAATTCTTTCATTTTTTTCTCTCCTTGTTAGCCGCCTTTGGCAGCTGTACGGTAGGAAATTCTCCGGCATATTCTGCGTATTTTGGCCTACCAAAACCAACTATTTCTTTGCCTAAAAATCGCTCTTTAATCATGACCATGCCGCCGTTGCGCTGGTCGCCACTGCCTGACGTATTGCCCTCAATACACAAAACGCTTTTTAAACCAACCTTGGCCACAATTCCAATATGACTAATTTTGTCAATGCCGTCATGTGGAAAGTCCATGAAACACAAATCGCCCAGCTTTGGCATTTCTTTCCAGCGGCCTTGATCCTTCATTTTCTGTGCTCCGGCAGCTGTGCTGACCATGCTTGGAATCTTGACGCCAGCTTCATTTGCGCACCAGTTAACAAAAGAACCGCACCATGGCAGTCCGTCGGCTTTTGTAAACTTGCCGTACTTTGTGAGGTTTTCGCCTTTTTCTACTGTGCCAACCTCTGCAATCGCAACTTCAATGATAGCTGCGGCTGTGCCGCTAGGATAATTTAGGTTCGTGTTCTGCATTTAGACACTCCCATTTTTTCATTTCATTCAATGTTAATTCTTCATGTCCACATGTCGGCATTGGAGCAATAAAAGCGTCGTCAATAGGATCGTATGTGTAATAAAGGCCGGCGTAGTTAAATCTTATGCGCTCGTTATAACTTGTGCGCTTGCAGACTTGTCCTCGAAAATTTCCGTACCAAGTTTCCGGATCTAAACCTTCAATTAGTTCTGTTTCGTCAATGCCAACAATAACTTCTGTAACAATGTTGTTCTCATCTAAAAATGCGTAATGTGCCATTATGCCCAACTCACATTTCCTGTACCAGCAGTTATTGTTGCAATTGTAAATGATCCGCTTGTGCTTGTAGATCCTGTTAATCCAGCACCAATTGTTAAAGTTCCAGCCGCCGTCGGAAATTTGAAAACAACTACGCCTGAACCGCCATTGCCGGAAGTTCCAGCAGATTCGTCGGAAGCAAGTCTGCCTGATCCACCACCACCACCGCCAAGGTTTGCAGTTCCATTTGATGCGGCATTTGCTGCCTCTGAACCATTACCGCCGCCGTCGCTGCCTGTACCTGGAGCGCCGTCAACAGAATAAGCTCCACCACCACCACCGCCACCGCGTGTTACGGAAGTTCCAGTAATTGATGAGGCTACACCAGCGCCGCCATTGCCACCGTTTGTTGACGTAGCAGCCGCGCCTACTGCACCAGCACCACCACCACCACCGGAAGGAAATGAACCACCATAGAATCCAGCTCCACCGGCATAACCTTGATTTGTAGTTCCAGCGCCGCCAGTTCCAATCGGATCAGCGCCATAGAATACGCCACCGCCACCGCCTGAACCACCACTTGCGCCGTTTACGGAAGTTGATGTTCCTGAAAGTGAACCACCACCACCGCCGCCAGCAGTAGATGTAATTGATGAGAATACAGAATTACTGCCATTGCTGCCGCGCCCACCAACTTGAGAGCCACCACCAGCTACACCAGCGCCACCAGCACCTACTGTGACAGTGTAAGAATTTCCAAGACTTAAAAATAAACTTGATTCAGCAGACGCGCCACCGCCAGAAGTTCCAGCAGAAGTTCTATATCCGCCACCACCGCCACCACCGCCAAGGTTACAACCACCACCACCGCCGCCAGCTAATACTAAAAAATCAACTGCAAAACCACGTGGCCGATTTTGCGAAGCTGTAATTCCTAAAATTGGAGACATTAGCTCAGATCGCCCAAAACAGTAAATGTGTTGCTTGCAGTGCAGATAATAGTGCAGGCTGAATAACGCGCTCTAAGAATTGGCGCAGCTGCGGTTGCTCCGGTTGATGTAATAGTTACACCAGCACCAGCTACAAATGAAGTCAATCCAACGCCGATTGATTGAACGTTAATTTGATTTCCTGCTGTAAACACTGACGGCGGAATTGTTACCGTAACAGCTGACGCGTTTGAAGTCGTAACAAGCTTTGCGCTGTCAGAAGCCACAAGCGTGTACGTTGTACCTGTTTGTGCGTTGAATGACAAAGTTGTGTCATCTTGTTCAATCCACGCAAAGTCCATGTTTGTGTTTGAAGCCTTGGATAAAACTTGCCCGGTAGTGCCGCCAAGTAGATCTTGCATTGATGTGTCAACGCCTTGCCCAAAGACGTTAAAGTCTGCTGGTAAGTCGGTGACTAAATCGGTTGCGGTCGGCATGACCCAGCCGAAATAAGTTGTTGGATTAGCCATTTATGTTCCTTTCAGGTTATGACACAATTGTTGCATATTCCCACGTCAAGGTTGGAGACACGCTTGCCCATGTTTCGGTGATTGGCACGTCATTCCAGCGCATAGCTTGCAATGAATAGCCGGCTGGCGACATAAGCAAGGTGACTGACAATTCATTATAGCTGGCGCGAAATGTAAAGCCCTCGACAAAGCCTTGGAAAGTACCGGCCGACATATTTACCGGCAAATTGTTTAATGCTATTGGCTGCCCCATAAACACATTGATGAGGCTGTCACGATCTCCGTTGTCTAACTCTGGATTTGTCAGCGCGTAGGTAATTTGGTCAAAGTTAGGTTGCGGATAGGCTCTGAGTGCCAAATAAAACGCGGCTTGATCCTCCGCGTCTGCCTGATGTTTGATCGTTGTGCTGATGATTTGTGCTAATTCTCCATACAGGCCAATTGAAGCTTCATCTCTGTCGCTGACTTGGCTGCCGCTGTCAATGCCGTATTTAATTGTTACGTCATTGCGCACGTCACCAGCTCTGGTTTTTATCGTTATGCCGCGCCCTAGCGCGTGATTGGCTGTGAGATCCGTATAACCATTGGCAGCCAGATAAGTTGTTCTGTGTGTTGAGTCCGCATAGCCAATTTGACCGTTGGCGTCCTCATAAAT